GCGGCGGGTATATCTACTCGTCAAGCGAAGGATGCTACGGTTTTCGGTAGTAATGATGGTGGTAATACATGGACTAGCGTTGGTGGTTGGACGGATAATAACGTGGACGATTTCACTCTTGTAACTTTTTCAATGAACAATGTTGGATACTACAGTCTTTATAGATTAGTTATAACAAGAAATGGGGGTAATGACGCTTTAACATTGTCGGAACTTCAATTTTTCGGCACCCCCGGTCCCACGACCCTCGATAAGGGTTCGCTGACGTTAGGGAGATCCCTCGATGTGCCCCGCGTTTCGCGGTACGATGTGGATACGGAAACCCCGAGACCCGAGAAATTGGTGCTGGATTTGGATACCACCGTCAATTCCTCACCCACAGACATCTCGGGGAAGGGAAATCACGGTACTTTCGAAGGTGCTGCTGAATATTCCGAGGCGGATAAGGCGTTTACTGGTTTCCCAAGTTCTTCCTCTAATTACATAAGAGGAAATCTGAGTGGTGTTTCCGGTGCGTACGCACATACACAGTCTTATTGGATCAACGGTGCAGATACAACTCCGAGATGTCCATTCACTGTAGGTAAAGAAGCTGGAAATTACTCGTATCTGAATATATGGCTTACAACATCTAAGTGGGTATTAAATGCAGACGGCGCGGCTGGGGGTGAGTGGGCCGAAACAATTTATGATAATAGGTGGTACCACGTAGTATTAACGTACGACGGTGGAAGCTCGACAAGTTCTTATAAGTTATACATAAACGGTGAATATAAAACACCTACTACTGCCATCTCCATTACCACATCTTTAGCGTTACCTTCGAATCCAGAATATAGAATAGGTCGAAATGATGGCACGCAGTGGTACAATGGAATGGTTTCAAATCCAAAAGTCTACTCCGTTGTTCTCGAACCCTCAGAGATCCGCAAACTCTACAACATGGGCCGAACCGGGCGGTCCATGGTCATCAGCGACACGGCCGTCGGTATCGGGAAAGCCCCCGAGGCGCAGTTGGACGTGCGGGGGGTTATTCGAGGACCTGGATTATCCATACAGACTGTAAGTTCTACAAAAACAGATACATCATTCTTTTCAGGTACTTCGGTAACAGATATTGGTGGGTTATCTATAACTATACAACCTAAATTTGCAAATAGTAAAATATATGTCGGTTACCATATACTGTATGGAGGGTGGGGTAGAAACTTTTTTCGACTAAAGAGAACACAGGGTTCAAGTACTTCATATTTTCAGTCAGACTTGGGACCCAACGATCATGCGAGTACGGGTAGAGCCACAACCACAGATGCATTTGGTAATGACGATGCCAGTACTAGATCTGGATCATTTTTTACGTTAGATGTTGCGAATGGTCTAGAACCAATCACGTACACGGTTCAGGGTTGGACGTACCATAGTGTATATTATGTATGTGTAAATAGAGGTTATCGTGAAGGAAACGCTGGTAATGAAACGTACCATGGACGTGGAGCTAGTAGCATAACAGCACAAGAAGTGTGTCAATAAATATCTCCTATAAAATTAAATATGGTCGATATAGGTTTCGTCATAGCAAAGTACTATTCGGGTCATGGATTTTATATAGATAATAACGATTACGAAACCTTAAAATGGTACGAAGACAACACCATCCCAAGACCAACCCTCGAAGAAATAACAGAAAAATGGAACGAACATCTGACATCTGAGCCATGGAAACAACTCCGCCAAGAACGTAACCGGCGCCTCGCCGAAACGGACTGGATCTTTTCCACGGATTACCACATCCCGAGCGAGCTTCGGAAAAAGTGGACCGAGTACCGCCAAAAACTCCGCGACCTCCCTTCCGTCACTACGGACCCCGAGCATCCGGTGTGGCCGGAAAAGCCCACGGTCAATCCGAGCGGTGGGTCCACGGTGAGCGTCGACCTCGACCACCTCTCGGGGATAGCTTCACAGGTGACCCTCCTCCAGAACGTCGTCTTCTCTCTCACGAAAAGAATCGAGGCGCTCGAGCAGTCCGCTTAAAAAAATAAAACTCTCAGTATATATATAATACAACATGTCCGGCGGAATCGCACAGTTGATCGCCATAGGCGCCCAGGACGCACACCTCGTCGGTTCACCTGAGGTTTCGTTTTTTAGGTCTACTTTTCGTAGGCACACCAACTTCAGTCAAACGGTCGAGCGCCAGGTTATTCAAGGTAACGTGGCCAACAACGGCATGTCCACGGTTCGCTTCGAGCGCAAGGGCGACCTCCTGAGTTACGTGTACTTCGCACCGCACCGCGTGTCACAGGGTGACACCGTCCCCATCGCCGACTGGACCGCACTCATCAACAAGGTCGAGCTTTTAATAGGGGGGCAAGTAGTTGACACCCAGGACTCCACGTACTCTACCCTCGTCGCACCCTCCCTTTCGGCCACGTCCCAATCTAAGTCCATTCTCGCGGGACTGTACGACGGCGCTGGAACCGCGAAGTTTTACCCCCTCCGTTTTGCTTTCTGTGAAAACTGGCAGAGCGCTCTCCCTCTCGTCAGTCTGGCCTATCACGACGTGGAAATTCGGATCACGTGGGGCAGCAACGCGTCCGACTACGGCTGGAACGTTTACGCCAACTACGCGTACCTCGACACCGACGAGCGCGAGGTGTTCAGTGGCGGCGGTGCGCAGAACATGCTCATCACTCAAACCCAGAAGGCCATCGCTTCTGCCGGAAAGGTTCAGGAGCTTAACTTCAATCACCCGATCAAGTACCTCGCAGCGGGTGGCAGCAACATCGCAATCCTCAACGCAGCTAATAAGCTGAAGCTGCAGATTAACGGCACCGACGTCTCGGACTTCAAGTTTGCCGATCCTAACTTCAGCGCCGTGCCCCTCTACTATCACACCAGCCACAGCAGTGTCAGGGGGACGCAGCTCTTCTTTTTGCCGTTCTGTCTGGACGCCGCCAAGCTGCAACCGACCGGTACGCTCAACTTCAGCCGACTCGATTCGGCTCGCATCCAGTCGACCGCGCAAGATTTCGACGCCGACGTCTACGGCGTCAACTACAACGTTCTTCGGGTAGAAAACGGCATGGCCGGTCTTTTATATTCTAACTAAATAGTATGTGGAAAGTTATCTTCCTCTTAGCGATCGTCTTTGTGCTGACGTACAAACCCAGCGCACAAACCATCGAACATTTCACCGGACAACCGACACCCCCAATCGACAAGAGTTGTCAGTCCACGCATTTTCAGGCCGTGCAATTCGCCGCCAGTCCGTATCAGTGTCCTAAAAATGACGACACGACGTTAGGTGTTATTACTTAAAAGGAAGCGGAGAAGTCAGTGTATATGATTCCAATCGACCGTGAAGTGCTCACAACTATCGCGGCAGTCGCGTGCATCGCCGCCGTCATCTTCCTCTTTCGCGAGATGAAGAAACATAAGGAAGACGTAGAGGAGTTAAAAACCTTCAGCAGCCACGTCGCGCGCCATCTCTCCCAGCCCAAGCGCATCGAAGTTAAGGCGGAAGATGGAGACGCACTTGAAGCAGAGGTTTCCGACGACAAATCCGCAGAATAAACTTATATTTATATGATAGAATACGCTCATGCGTTATGGTCAAAAAACACAAAGCAATAGCGATCCCAGTCACATTCTCCCATGGAAACGAACCTCGCTTCCTTACCGTCCGAGACGTCAGGTTTCGGGATTGGATTTTTGTCACGGGCGGTTGTCGCCGAAGAGAGATATCTAATCCGATACGTACCGCACTGCGCGAATTAGAAGAGGAGACCCGAGGCGTTATCTGTCTCAAATCCGGTGAGTTTTCAGATTACAAATTCGTAGTGAGAGAGTCCCCGACAGTTGAACTCGAATATAACGTGTTTATCTTTTTCGTTGACTTTGATAGGACAGAGCAGACCAATCAGGTTCGTCGCTTTTACGAAGAGAAGGCTAAGACAAATTACAAGAAACTACACAATCAACCGATTCGAAAGACGTTCGACGAGAATGACTACATGTGCTACGACACACTGAGTGAGTTCAACTCTAGAAAGCGCTGGAAACTCATCGTCGACAACGTGATTAAAAACCCCCAGTTTTACGAGTGTGTCAAAACACGGGACAGAAAAACCTTTAGCATAAAGTAGTTATGAAATCGAAAGCTTTTATTTTACGACAAATCGGAGAGCTTCTCGAGAAAAATAGAGGGTTTTGCGACAGTGAAATCGCGGACTGGGTAAAAGAGAATGATTCCAAAACCGTGTACGAGCTGCTCGTCTTTAAAAAGGAGTTGAGTCAGTCGAAAGAATACCAGGACGTCTCATGCTCGAACTGGTTTAAGGCAGAAAATCGTTGAATAGAGTAAGTATGTCGTCATTCAAGAAATGGTGTGGCGACAGGGGATTTTTGAAAAAAACTGGGAATCCATCACATGTGTTGTTAGACGGCGGGTGTCTGTCTGTCCCGTGTGGTGAATTGGCCAACTTCTATAAAGCCTACGTGGACGCCGTCAGTGCGGGGCAAAAAGTTTTCGTGGTTGAACAGAAGACTCCCACGTACAACTTCTTCGTCGACATAGACTACAAAGCGGACGAGGAACTTGGTATCGACGCGATCGGAGAATTGTGTAAGGTCATATGCGATACGGTAAAAAGATACGGCGGTAAGGAGTGCATCGTGTCGGTTGCGGAACCCAAAGCCGTGGGTCAAAAAATCAAGACGGGTGTGCACCTCAACTGGCACGGCCTGGTCGTGAACCAAGACATCGCCGTCTCTCTACGGGAATTCATCATCTCCGATCTCTTCAACTACAATCGCGAAGCCCCGTGGGGTGATATAATTGACCTTAGCGTCTACGGCGATCCCACTCGAAGGACGAAAGGTAGCGGATTTCGCATGGTGTGGTCTCATAAACTCACTAAAGGTGTCGTGGAGGGATATTATCTGCCATTGTTCAGGTACACGTGGCCCCTATCGTCCCTGATGCGAATCTCACCCGATCCGGACGCTTCCGTGCTTGCCCTGACCGCGGTGAGGACAGAAGTTACAGAGACTATTCCGTTCGACGCCACAAAACCAAAGAGAAAAGAGGGCTCTTTCACCGCGGAACAGATGAAAGACGAAGTTTTGGATGTGACACTAAAAAACACACTCGAGAACTTCATACGCAAGAACATGTCTGGCCAGGAGGACGCTTTCGTGACGAAGGTTTTTAAGAGTAAAAACGCGTACCTGGTATCGACGACCTCGAGGTTCTGTGAAAACATCGGTCGAAAACACCATTCAAATCATGTTTGGTTTTTGATAAGCGGCACGAAAATTTCTCAGAAATGCTTCTGCACATGTCCGACTCTGAACGGACGCCAGGATGGGTTTTGTAAGGATTTTTGTGGTCGCCGCCACGTGATCCCCGGAGAGATCGCCAAGCAACTTTACCCCGACAAAGAGGAGATAAGTCAGTGTAAAGAGATTAAGAAGTTCGAAAACAAGCAACCCGCACCGGACGTCAAACCCTCGTTCGAACGGTTCATCAACAAGTTCATGCAAGTCGACCCGGAGACGAAGATCATCGACATAAAGCGTCACAAAGGCGGTGTGTCGTTCACCACAACCTCTAAATTCTGCGAAACCGCGGGGTGTAGGCACGACAAGTTGATGTCCTATAAAGTCGTGACGAGCACTGGGAAAATTAAACAGGTCTGCCCGACCTGTAAAAAATCGAGGTCCAGGGTACACACTTTAACTCCCAACATCTTGAAACTACTTAAACAATAATGACGCTTATAATTCAAATGATGAGCACTCGATTCGGACGCATCGTTAAGAAACCGTCGGTCTTTGTACCAACCGAGTCCATCGTGGACGATGACTACTGCACAGATGAGCACGACACGGAGTCTGATTATGAAGAATCTGACATAGCGACGGATGACGAGTACTACTCTTCCGACGACGAGAGTGAGGATGATTTCGATGACGATGAAGTTGACGAGAACGGGAATCTCAAGGACTTCATCGACGACGAGGACGAGGAAGAAGAGGCTTAAAAAAATACGCCAGTAACACTAGTAATGGAGAGTGATCTTGGTAATCCAATCGAATATAATCCTGAAGTTGATCCCCTCGTCCAGGAGGAGGAAACCGAAAACGCTGTCGACCAGTCTCCTCCGCAATATTATTACCCCCAGCCCGACGCCCCGCCGCAATATTTCCAGCAAGACGAGCAGCACAACGACCCGTTTAAAAACATTTCTAAAAGTACTTGGATAATTGCATTCGCGGTATTTTTATTAGGGTTTTTTATGGGGAAGACGATGCAGCCAGTCATCCTTCGATATGCTTGAGAACCGGCGAGCCACTGAGCGAGGTCTCGCTCTCATGGGGCACGAAGGTGCCCATGTCGCCCTTCTCGAACACAGCCCCGTACGAATCGAGTCCGGTATCTTCGATGTATCCAACTGCATTCGAAGATTCCTCCTCTTCTTCTTCCTTTTCCTCCTCCTTTTCCTCTTCCTTTTCCTCTGTGTACGAAGGGGTGAAAAAAAGCATAAAGAAGGCGCCGACCATCAGTATAGTTAAGATGATTGCTAGCATTTTTATTTAATATTAGGTGGTATTTTTATTTACGCAGACGAGACCGACTCGTCGTCGTCGGTGATTTCTTGCAGCTTCGCGTTCGTAGATGATTCGGATTCTCGCTGCTTCTTCCTCTCTTCCATCTCGGCGGCGACGATGGTGTCGGCCTCCTTAACCAACTCTTCCATCGGAGCGTCGGGCTTTTCTTTGCGGAGACGTTCCAGAACCTCAGCGGGGTGGCTGATGGGCGCTTCGTCCGGTTTGGTGTAGTACTTGGAGTTGTCATCTCCCGGAACGAAATGATTCCCGGTATTCGCCATGGCGTCCTTGCGTTCCTGGAACATACGGGCTGCTTGGGCCTGGTTCTCCCTGTAACCAGTCATGATTTCCTCTAGCTTCTCATTCTGGTAGTGCGTGTCCTCGATTGCATTGGGATCGGGTGGGATCAGGAGCCACTTGTACATGTCGACGACGTAAATGTCGAACGTGGGGTCCTCCTTCTGGAGGCGCTTCGCGTGGTTGGCGGCCTCGTCCCTGTTGGAGAAGGCGCCGCGGATCTTTATACCGAATTTATCGCTTTTCTGAGGTGAATCTGGTCCGACGATGGACAGGCAGGCGTAGAGTTGCCCGGGAACGGTGGTGTAATCTTGGGTAAGAGATGGCATCTTATATTATCTCTACTAGGGAAAACTTTAAGTCACATAAAGGTACCTCACCCAGGATAAGTATGGAAGAATTGCGCAGGGCACATAACGACGCGAAAAGGGCGCTCATCCAGTCCGTGACCGAGAGCGGCAACTCCATCCTGGATGTCGGGTGCGGTTTCGGTGGCGACCTCCAGAAATGGCACAAGGCCGGTGCGAACATAAGCATGTGCGATCCCGTGGCTACCGCGCTGAACGAGGCTCGCGAACGGGCGAAAAACATGCGGCTTCGAGTGAATTTTTACGAAGGAGACATCCACGCCTGTCCCAACCGCAAGTACGACATCGTGTGTTACAACTTTTCGCTCCATTACATATTCGCCACGCGAGAGCTGTTTCAGAGTTCTCTCTACGAGATCAGGAAACGAGTCAAGCCCGGCGGGAAGTTGGTGGGGATAATACCAGACTCTGAAAAAATCATATGGAACACACCTTACGTGGACGACCTTGGTAACTTTTTCAAATTGAAAAATCAAGCGAACGGGGAGTTTGGAGACAAACTGTTCGTCAACTTAGCCGACACCCCATTCTATGCGGATGGACCCAAAAGCGAACCCGTGGCCTACAAAGATATGCTAGTGACAAAGTTGGAGGAGGCGGGTTTCAGGTTAACTCTGTGGGAAAGTTTGGATGGAAACCCCATAAGCCAGTTGTATAGTAAATTTATCTTTACTTATAAATAAGATGATGATTACGTTCGCACTCGTGGCGGTGGTTCTTGTCATTCTGTTCACCACCAGGCAGAACGAAAAGTTGAAAGAAGTGAACGAACGGTACAAGAAGTTGAGGCAGCACCTCGAGGAGACGAACAACGAGAAATTCCATATGCTGACGCGTCACATACCCATCACTGGTAAGTTGTGGATGTCCAACACCGTGGGTAGCAACACGAATAAGGGTGGGGAGATCGTCGTATGCCTCGACGGAGAAGTCAATGAAATATTCCACGTGCTCATTCATGAGCTGGCCCACTGTACAGTCAAGGAGTACGACCACAGTGCGGAGTTTTGGAAGAACTACGAGGAACTTAGGGACATCTGCGTCAGCATCGGCGTGTATGACCGCGTACTGGACAAGACTGAATTCTGTGGTCAGCACGTACAGGACCGCTAAAAATATTTATCTCAGTGTAGTTTAATGAAGACACCTTACTCCGTCCTAGCACAGGCCACCATGGCGTGGGTCTTTGTGTTCTCGATGCTCGCCGTGCCCCAGTTCTCTCGAGATTACACTATTAATCTGATATGGATGACGCTGGTTGTACCAAACCTCCTTCGGTACTCCATCGGGAAGTTCCCTCGCCTCGCCGTCGATAGGGGGTTCTTTTTCACGGCAACTGCGATCAGTTTCGCGTTTATTTACATCATCAATCAGTTCAGCCCGCACACGCGCGAAGCCATGCAGGACCCAAATGCCCCAAATAGTAAGAAATGGAAGTTGATTTCCTTATTACTTGGAACTTTCATCGCGGGTAATTTGATTGCCCACCAATTCTTCGACGGGTCAATATACTCTAACATGGGATGGGAACGCTAATTAGTTTTTAACTACGTAGTCCTTCACTAGGAAGAAGACTACCGCCGCCACGGCTCCCGTGGAGGCGAGACCAACCAAACTTCTGCCCCCTTGTTCATTCAAAAACTTGGGGACAGAAGTCGCCAGTCTATCTTGGATAGGTTTCGAGACGGCTATGGCGGCACAGAAACCGGCGACGAGGGCGGTAAGTTGGTCGTCCGTGAGGTTGAACGGGTTTTTAGAGGCTGGTTTCTCCGCCTGCACTTGGTACGCTCCCTGGGGATCGGGAGCGGTCATGTGGGCCATGGGGCCCTGCATCTTTGGTTCGTGCGTCATGACAGGAGGCTCCAGCAGCATGTCAATCGGTGTCGAGTCCATCTCTTGTTGTTGTATAGGCACATTTTTTTCTGGCTGGAATGCATACGCGGGCGCTTCGTTCTGACGAAACGTGGTGGTTGGGTTGGAGTTGAGGGGGACCATACCTTCCCCGTTGTCGGAGAGGTTCATCGTTGTGACACGCGTATCAGCCATTTATATACTCGCAGCTTTTTGAATTAATAGTTCAGACGCACACTCACTTCGTTTTCGTTATGCGCAGCCTGGTTTTTTTCGTCGCCGCTTTTGGGTCGTCCTCCCTGATGTCACCGTGCTTGGGGTTGTACATCTTCTTGTGTAACTTCCATAGGTCGGGGCTGCCCACCCTAAACCCTTTTCGGAGGGTCGCCTTGTACCAAAAGACACAGTCCGTTATTCGATTGGATTTCACGGAGTTGTCTAGGACCAAACACTCGTAGTTCTCCGTACACGCGTCCATCACCTTACAAAACATGTCAAAAGATGGGAAAATCCCAAAAAATGCCTTGTACAGTTTCTCTCTATTTTGTATGATGTTCTCCCTCAAAATAAAGACATAATCCACGTTAGCGCGCAGCGCGGGTGGCAGGTCCATCACGTACTGCATAGTTAACATGAAGAACAACTTCCAGTGACGCCCGTTCATGAAACACTGACGAATCACAGTGTCTTTAAGGAACTTCGAGTCGTACATACAGTCGTCTAAAAGCATGAAAGCTCCGCAATTGCTTTTACCCGCACCCACCAGTCTTCGTTGCCTAGCCATTACACGTTCGATCGCATCTCGGTCATAATCCCCATACACGAAGAGGTCAGGAATGAAAGTTGAATAGAAGTGATTACCCTCTTCTGTACCCGACAGTACTATACCTGCTGGTAAATGCTTTTTATGGTACATTATGTCTTTCACTAAAGTCGATTTACCTGTATTTCGTTTTCCTATAAACACACATACCCGATCATCGCTCATTGTCTCGGGTTTGAATTTTCTAAGTTGAAGATTCATCTAATAGTACCAGGGGTTTTATTAACTCGAAATTTTGCACAAGTTTTTTTCTGTCCTGAAATCAAATGTTCATGCAAACCGGATTCGCTGGTTCGACTGATGAAGTTGCGGAGCGATGGATGAGTTCCATGACGGAAATCATGTTGCCGGTTCTCGAGAAGAGTGTGATCATAGCTGGTCAATACGCCAGGGGGTGTGAGCGAGATATCATATTGCCCGGTGACATAGAGTTCGCATCCAAGTACTGCGCGATGCGAACAGTTGGGCAGACCGTCGGGAGTATGATGCCCGAAATTTACGAAGACACGGAGGACGATTCGGGCGAAGAACCAATAGAAGAGGTACCCGAGGAGGAGTGCCCTGAATTCGTTCGATATTCAGGAGACGACCCGTTCCTGAACGAAGTTAACCTGGCTGTCGATATGTGGGACGACTGGATTCCTCAGTCCCCAGCGGAGAATCTGTTAAAAAACTGTATTAACAAACTATAATGTATGATGGTCCTGAACCATACGACGACTCAGATCAGTTTAAGAAATACGACTCCCAAGATAGCAGCACGGACGATTCGGATGATGAACTTTTCGCCAAAAGCAAAAAGATAAAAACTAAAAAGTTTAAAAAAGTAGTTGAACCGGAGAAACTTTCGTTCGAGTAAATTTTTTTCCCAGTTTAATGTATAACCAACTATGTCTGCCGCCATCGAGACGGTCAACCTCGTTTCCCAGGAGCTTTCCACCCAGACGCTCAACTCCATTGTCGCCGGCTTCTCTTTCGCCGCCGCCATGTCTGTCCAGGACTTTGTTCGCTGGTCTATCACCCAGGTAATCAAGGTTCCCCGCAACGGTGGCAAGGCCTACGCCATGACCGCTTTCCTCACTACCCTCCTCTCCGTCGTGGTGTACCTCGTAGTTACCACGATTAACGGCCGCGTCTCGAAGCCAGCGCAGCCCGTGTACGCCATCACTCGCTAAGCACGCCTCTTACCCATGGTCACCACCAGGGTCAGTCCCGTGAAAACTATCAGCATGATGTATAAATATTCGGTTCTGAATTCAAAATCGTAAACATTCCTCTTTTTCTCCACTGGAATGTTTACGGCTTTCTTTTCAGGCGATGACGGGAGTTCCAGTGGCGTCAAATTCTCCAACTTATCGGTGGAACAGGAGACTTCAAACTTTAGCACGTGGTCCTGATTTCTAAAGTCGTACGGGATGAGGCGTCCGTGCGACATGTAGAAGAATTCGACACGCAAGTCGCGTATCGTCTTCAGAGGCCCAGAGTGAAAATCGTGTGTCAACTTGTCGTCGACGCCGGTCACGTTTACGAAATCGCTTCCTCCCGGCAGGAGGATGTGGCCGGTGTAATAGGGCGTCTGCCCTGAGGTCGGTAAGGTCTGGCTGAGCTGTTCGGACCCGGAAGAGAGGCGAAGCACCAGGGCGTTCGGTCCATCGAAGTTGGCCGCCCCGAAATCCGAGCCGGGCATGGCCACGTCGAGAGCCGGAAGGCCTAAGATGTCGTGCATCGTCGTCTGTGTCGCGCTCGTGTCGTCATATCCACGGCTTCCAGTCTTAAACAGGAACTTGATCTGACTGATGGCGTGTCCGTCGTCGTGCGTGGGGGTCCCCATCGCGAACCTATTTTTGGAAGCGTCGTACGTCATGTTGAAGTTTATCTTCCCGACACTTGCGAACCCAGCCGCGAGTGACGGTCCGTCGTAATTACCCTGGCTATACG